TAGGAACCCACCCTAGCTGCACCAAACGCTGTGCTACCTTCTGGTGTTGGCTTAGTTCAATCGGTTGCCACTCGATGCGGGTAAATGGGCCGCCTACGTCACCGTATTCCGCCGCGATCTTAGTAAGGCTGCCATCTTTCTTGAATGGTGCCTTAATCTCGCTCTTCCGCTCGTAGTAGCAGCCCATAGTTGCCTTGATCTGCTCATATATCTCAGCAGCTTCGGCGTCTAACTGTTCGACGTAAGCCTTAGCTTGGTCAATACGGAAAGGCCAGCCAGCACGTTCCTGACGCGCAATGATCTCCGCGACTTTGTGCTCGATCCTAGCTGGCGTTTTCCAATAGACTTTCACCCCTGCTCTCCTTTGCGGCGGTTGATCTCTTCTTTTAACTCTTTTACTTCAGAGGTTAGATCATCAATGTCTTTACTCTCTTCATCATAGAGAGCATATTTCCCTACTGCTACAACAAGATCATTGTACGCCTCAGAGTACCATTGCTCCAACTGCTCCATCGTGTACTCTCGCATGTAAAACTTCCTTATCAGTTTTGCATCTCTTTGAGAAGATGCTTGTAAACCTGCTCAGTGACTTCAACATCTTGTACACAATAGCTTAGCATCTCTTCGTTGTACTCGTCAAACGCGGCTTCCTGCTTACCGTAATCGCCCTTGTAGATTCCTACTCGATACCCCCAAGCCTGTAGGCTGTGCGGCCCTACCTTCTGTGGCAGTCCTTCTGGGCGCTCACGGTCAGGGTTCAGAAGCCGAGAAAGTACAAGCGTGTCAATAGCCATATAGGCATCAGGGTACAACATGCCAATGTAAAGGTGGTCATTCAGGTCACACCACAGATGCAGCGCTGGGATGTCAAAGTTTATGATGTTGTGCCCGATCACTACCTCACCGTCGATCAAGTCCAGAAACTTTGCGACCTCTGTCGGCCCAAAAGTGTGAACCTCACCAGTCTTGTAATCCTTAGCCACTGCACAATGAACTGTCGTCATTTGTTCCAGCAGCCCGTCTGTCTCGATGTCGATAACGTACATTTTCTTAGTCATGGTCGTCTTCCTGCTCCAATCCATCTTCAAACTGCCAGATAGTGTAAAGATTCATCTTGAGTAGGTCAAGCATCCCGAGCATCTCTGCACGGCTGAACTCATGCTTGTCAAGCACCTGCACTAGCTCTTCCATGACGGTGTTGGCTTGCTTTGCCCTGATCTGGCCTGTGATGTCTTCAATAGTCATATTCTGGAGTCTCCCACTTGTTGAGTCGTCCTGTGCTCATGTCCATTTGCAAGATGTCAGCAGGGCCAGTTGTGCCCCACTCGCGATTTTTCTTAATGCTGATACGCGCCCTGCCCTTTTCTTCGTTCTCTGTAACCTCAGGCTCTAGGGCTGCGATCCAGAACGCAAGCTGCTCAAACGAACCAGAACCACGGGCCATGCTCGGATCAATGTAAGTCCACACAGCATCGTTGACTTCATCCTTGACGTTTATCTTCTGTTCAAACCTACGGATGTGCGCGACCATAATCATAGTGCAACCTGTAGCCGCACAGAAAGCAGCAACCTCGGATAGCACGTTGTCGATCAACTTTCTCTCATTGTCTCGGTCATCGTGACTAAACACAATGCTGATGTGGTCGAAGATAAACCGAGTGACGCCTTGCGCGTGATAGTAACGCAGCATGTGTAGCAGACGATTCACGTCAACCCGTCCTTGTGGGCCTAGATCAATGAACCAAGTCCTGTCATTGTTAATCAGCTTGTCATAGCTGCTTTTGATCTGTTCCTTGGGCAAGATGCCCGGATCGAGTCGATACTTTGGCAGTGGCACATTATTGTCCAAGGCAATCAACCGCTGCGCTGCTTTCTTCAAGTCTTCCTCGAGAAACAGCCAAGCAACCTTCTCATCGGTGTTAGCAATCAAGTCATAACCCAGTTCTGCCACCCAAGTTGACTTACCAACGCCCGGAGGTGCCATAACGATTCCAAGCTCTCCATCTCGCAGACCGCCTAGTTTCTTGCTGAAGTCTGGATACTGGCGGAAGCTGTAACCCGGCTTGATAGGCTCAGAGATAAGATCAAGGCTGACATCGGAGCCGGGGATGACCAGTTCAGGCTGATATTCCTTGCTCTGATAAATGCGACGCAAAAGCTCATCCTCACGGCCTTGCTTGATGCAATCGTTAGCATCCTTGCAGCCATCAGGAAGCTCCAGAACTTTGAGCTTGACTTCTGTTGCGTACACATTAGCGAACTTCTCTACCGCTTCTTGTCCCGCTTCATCTGAGTCGAAAGCCAACAGGACGCGTTCGAAGCTAGTAACGTAATCCCAAGTTTCGCGTTTGTCCAAGCCTGACGCACCAGCGCCGTTAGCGAGCGATACCACAGAGTAATCTTTGCCTTTAGCGGCGAATGTTTGCCAGATTGCAAGAGCATCTTCTTCTCCTTCGGTGATAATGAGGAAACGGCCTCCTCGTGGAAATACTTGCTGACCAAATAGCCCACCATATTCGCCTACTACCTCCATGTCGCGTTTCAACAGCGCGTTCTTACGCTTCCAACCTTGGCCTGTGCCAGAGCGATAGAAGAATGCTTGCTTGTCAGCTTCGCCAGTGTCCTGACGCACTGCCTGACGCACACCGTATTTCTCTACGGCTTCTGGCTTGATCCCACGGTGGGACAGGTCAGCGATAGGATAATCCTCAACTTCGCCTACGTCCCACTTGTTGTATTTCGGCTTGTCCATCTTACTTGTTTCCGGTTGTCCGTTCATTTTGGCTAGTGAGATATACCCACACCCAGAGAAACAGTACCCAGCCCCATCGTGGAATACGCCCATGCTGTCGCTTGAACCGCAAGCGGGGCAAGGCTGACCAGTGAGAGCGTACTTACCCATCGTCCGTGCCTCCTAGATAAAACTCATCCCAGAGAAGGTGATCTAGGTGCTGGGGCATGTTTTCGGCATCATCTGGGTTGCTAGAGATGGAGCGGCAAGATGTGCAGAGGTCATCTGGCACCCCTTCAGTCTTGCCGTCGGTAGACATCTCTGTGGCCGAGAGCGGCTTGTTGCAGGCTTTGCAACGACTCATTTGATTTCACCTCTCTGCCTTGCTACAAATCCTTGTAGATGGGCCTTTCCTCGAAGATCGTAGAAGTTTTCCTCAACATATTCCCACATATCATCCTCAACAGCGCGACAGAGAGCACGGCCTAACTCAATAAAAGTCTTGTCGCTGCGAAGCTCTGGGCCTGTCTGTGTTGCTTGAGACACCTCCCAAGCTAGAGGGCGACCGCGAAACACCCAATCAGTAAATCCTTTCCAGCCTTCCTCTGTCTCTCCGACATAGGCCATGATAGCCTCCAACTCTTCCTGTCTCCTCATTTCGTACTCAGTCATGTCAAATCTCCCGGCGCTTTTCGCGTAGGTCAAAGAGCGTTAGATCTTCAGCTTGAGAAAATCCAAAGTCCCAAGCCGCATCAACCAGAGCCTTGCGGACTAGCGTGGCCGCGTGAAACTGCTCCGCGTCTGTCTTAGCGGCAACCAACACTTCCATGCCGGTAACTAACTGATTAACCGCGTCAGTCTCTCCTTCAAGAATATACTCCCAAACAGCGTCGAGGCTCTGTCTCCCATCTTCGATAGCTTCGACAATTTCGCCAGCCTCGTGCTCGCGCATCAACTCAAGGTCAGCCATATCATCCTCGTACCGCTGGTGTTCTGCTGCTGTAATCATCTCAAAACCTCTCAGAAATCAATTTGTCTACTGTTGGGGCGATTATATCCCGAGCGATGATGCCAGGGCAACCCCCCATCTGGTCTTCGTATGCCCAGATACCAGCGAAGTAGTGTTCTCTGGCCGCATGTAGACCCCAAGCGTCAATCGAGGCTTCTACCCGATCTTCAATCAAGCTCCAATCTACTTCACGCACCTCCGGCAAGGCAGCAAGGTCAGGGCTGTTAAAGTCAATGTTTTCTAGTGGCATGTCAGTCTCTCCCCAGTAAATTGTCTAGTCCGTTGTTGCGGTAAGCGTCAGAAAGGTGCTTTCTTAGATGTCTTATGTATTCTTCAGCTTCGTGGTCAAACTTACGCCAAGCGTCAGAGGCCATTTTCTCGTAACGATCCTTAAGCTCTTTCATAGCTTTCATGTATAGCATGTTATCCGAGAGGAGATCGTCACGGATGCGAGTTTCTTCCTCTTCAGTAACAGCGTGGCCCAGAGAAATCTTTTTCTTTCTGTAACCTTCCTGTAGTCCGTTCATCAGTTCGTAGACTTCCTCCTCGGACATTTCCGAGAGCACTACGTCCATTTCATCAATACCAAGGTAAGTCATGCGTCCTCCTAGATCAATCCTTCAAAAAGCAAGGCAAATACAGCGCCTAGGTAAACAATAACGATGGCTTCAATCATCACACACCTCATCGTAGTTGCCGTTGTAGTCAGGCCAGCCGTATTCTCCGTCTGTGTCCTGCCAAGTGTCAACCATCTCACAATACTGCACTTCTTCGGGCATTGGCTCTTCATTGTTTGTCACCCAAGCAATAAGCCCGAGAGCAGCGGCAAGGCAGGTTACTAGGATGTAGTTGTTCATGGCTTAGTCTCCGTCTGTGTTTACTTAACTGTCAAGTCACAACGTTTTGTGACGAGTTAGATACAGTGTACATGGCCCTACATGACTTGTCAACACCCCGTAGAAAACTTTTTCTAACTTAGGCAAGTCACAACGTTTTGTGACGCGATAGAGATTATTTCAAGGGAGGGGGTTGACAGACCCCCATTCGGCATGGTATAATCTAGATGTAGATATAGGCGATGAGAAACATCGCATCGATCACATGATAGATAACAGTATCTATATATCTATCTAACACTATATTTACTATCTATCCTATCTATTATATACTATCTAACAGTATATATCTATCTGGATACATACATTATATACAGAAGGCAATAGCTGTATCTAGGTGCTAGATATCCTATTTATTGCTGTATAAATATCTATATAAATCAAGTAATTACGGTTAGATAGCAAATTAGATAGAAAAATTGCTTGACAAGGGTAATTTCTTGTGGTACAATGAGTTAAGAATGGTAGAAAGCTACAACGCAGTGTCCTCGCCGAGGGCTCGGATTGTAGCGAAAGGTTTAGATGGAGGCTAGATAAATGGAAAGTGTACTTCTGACTCTAGCCTTAGCTACCTGTCTAGACAATACCGCTAGTTGCACCATCGAAGATGGGGTTGAGGGTAACAAGACCTTGATTACCGCTTGTGGGCTAGCACCAGAGAAGTCTGGGCGACCGATTACGATTGAGGCGACGGTGGAAGGCACAGAGTACATCGTTGTCCTTGAACCTAAGTGTACAAAGATTTAACTCCTGGGGAGTCAAGAGATGGCCGGAGGCCGACCAACAAAGTATACTGAAGACTTGCCTGAAGCCTTGTTAAACGCATTGGCGGCAGGTAAAAGTGTTACGCAGTTCGCTGCACAGATTGGTGTGCATCGTGCAACGATTTACTCTTGGGCTGAACGTCACCCAGAGTTTAGCGACGCATTATCGCGGGGCCAAGAGGCTAGTCAGGCT